AATAAGGAACAAGGTGTTCGTAATCTCAAGAGATGTTTGGAGATCATTTACACGAAGTTGAATCTATTCCGATTAACAAAACGCGAATCAAAATTATTTGATAAAGATATGGATATGGAAATTACTTTCCCGGTAACTGTTACAAAGGATCATATCGATAAATTTATTCGAAATGATGAGGGTATAAATCAAAGTTTGTTAGCATTGTATATTTAAAATAATTTAAAAATAAAAAAATATAATTATGTATATATTTTTTTATGGAATCAAATGAATTAGATACTTTAATAACAGTAAGAAATACGTTATCAAATATACCTATTAATCGTCAAAGTGTTGAATATATGAATATTTGTTTTGAAATTGATGCCATATTATATAAACGTTGTGAACATAAAATACAATTTGATACTATTGATATAGATATTGAACATAGTAAGCATATATGGTATTGTGATAAATGTTTTTTAACATTTAATGTTGAATTTTTCCGTGATTTTTTATTATTTACTCTGGATGAAAAGAAAAGAGATCAATGGAAAGTTATATCTAATAAAGGAATATTTGATATATACGATATATATGTTTTAAATAATCAACTTTGCTTTCAAATATGCTCTTATCATGATTTTAATGAGTGTCATAAATATAACTTACAAGAAATATTAAATTGTCGTGCTGATGATAGTATTGTATATATAAATAATTAATTACCAATAATTTCTTCTCCAGTACTCATATTACCACCACGAGTTTTTAATAAGTTAATTTGATTTTCATTTAAACATAAACCACCTGTTGATTTTGATAAACCACTCGATTTACCTACACATTCACTGCTTCCTTTTGTTTTTCCAATTACATCAATTACTGCATCTTCTTTAGTTGGATCACAATAAAGTCCATGAAATCCAAAAATATTTTTACAATAATTTACTACTTTCTCTTCAGAAGTATTTTCTGATTTAATTAAATTCATATTATGGTTATCTAAAGGACTGTAGTCGTCTTTCTTAGTATACCCAATTGTTTGTGCTTTATCATGAAAGCCTTCGAAATCACTATGTTTTTGAAAAATAGATTCTGCTGAATGAGGTTGAAATTTAGTACAAGATAATGAAGTTGCAGAAAGGATAATAAATACAAATAAAAAGATCACAAAAAAGTTGAAATAGTTAATTTTCATCTTATATATAATTAAATAGAAAAAAGATTTGTTAACTAAAAACCAACATAAATAACTAAATGTTTATTACATTATATTATGTCAGGATTATCCGATAATGAACGACTTCAATTACAAAAAATGATTAACGAGTCAGAATGCGATGATAACACCGAACAAATTCGTAAATTAAAACATAGCATTTTGCTACGCGATGACATTCGTAAACTAGATACATTTCGAAAAGCAAATATTGAATTGCAAAAAACCAATCATAGTGAATTTGTAAATCAAGCTAAGGATGTTTGTCCGTTTCTATATAACTCATATACTGACATTTTTAACCGTATAACAAAAGATGAGTTAGATTTAGAAATAATGACTAAATTATTAATTGTATTAAAAATGATAGAAGACGATAAAATAAATCAACATGAAGGATCTGTTATGGTAGGTAAGGTATTAAAAGAACTCTATGTTGATAGTGCTTTAAAAAGGGGTGAAAATCTAGATGAAAAATATAAATCTTCTGAACCTACCCCTAAAGATCATCAAAATATTACTTGGAAAGATTATAAGAAATTAAATATGTAATAAAAAATTGACTTTAATTTTTATTAATTTATTGATACTAAATTAATAGAAATGGATGTTTCATTACAAAAGTTACATGAGATTTTCACGAACCTTAAATTCCGTAGCAAAAGTGCATCAAGTAATTTTGCAATTCTAAAACTAGCAGTTTTAGATCCAAATATGATACCTTTTTATGAAACGAAAATCGAAGCACATAATAAAAATTTTGAAACACATGAATTTGCAGATTCAGGCTTCGACTTGATGTTACCCAAAAAAGCAACATTCAATAAACTGTTTGTACATAAGTTTGTAGATATGGAAGTCAAGGCTGAAATGGTTTACTGTGACACTATAACTAATACTATTATTAATTCGCCATTTCAATTATTTCCTAGATCTAGTATTTCAAAAACGCCACTTATGTTAGCCAATCATACTGGAATTATTGATTCTGGTTACAGAGGGAACCTAATCGGAGCATTTCGTGCATTATATTTTCATAATGATGACGATAATTCATACTTGGTTGAAAAACATACCAGACTGCTACAAGTATGTCATCCATCATTGTGTCCAATTTATGTGATTTTAGTTAATGAAGATGAGTTATCAAACACAGAAAGAGGTTCAGGAGGGTTTGGTTCTACAGGTGTATAAAGTTAGCAAGAAATAATAAATAATAAAAAGTATTTTTCATATTTACTTTTTATAAAATGGTGAGTCTTTATGAATCATAAAGATATCTAAAGAAACATGAATAACAATATAATTTTTTTCTTGTAAATATTTAACAATAGGCACACTAACATCATTATAATTATTTTCAAATCCAATTACATCTATAAAAACTTTATCAAAATTAATTGATTTTATTACTTCAAATTCATAATATTTATTATACATAAACGCACTATATAAATGTATTTTTAAAACAAGTCAAATTTAATTATTAACTCATTATAAAGAATAATCTAAAGACATTGTATATTGAATATGTCTGATTGTATACAAGTCTATAAAGGGGATTACTTCCAAAAAAATAATAACAAACAGGCTAATAAAAAGGTAATTGTATTTGATTTAGATGAAACATTAGGTTCCTTTTTAGAGTTAAATATATTGTTTAATACAATTGATTTTGTATTACAAGATGAAAATATACTCTCTATATCCAATTTATTAGACTTGTTTCCTGAATTTTTTAGAAATAATATATTTCAAATACTACAATACATTTATAAAAAAAAAAAGAGTGGTGAATGTGACAAAGTATATATATATACCAATAATCAGTCTAAATCACAAACAGTAAGTAATATTGTCGATTATATGACAACAAAAGTAGTCAGAAATAATGATAGATTATTTGATCAGATTATATATGCATTCAAAATAAATGGTCAAATTGTTCAAGTAGGTAGAAGTTCACATCGAAAAAATTATGATGATTTAATTAGGTGTACATTGCTTCCAAAAAAAACAGCCATATGTTTTTTAGATGATTTTTATTTTGATGAAATGAAAAAGGAACGTATTTATTATATACAACCAAAACCTTATTTTCACGGATTAAGTAGTTATGATATTTTAAATAGACTATTTAATTCCAAATATAATAAATTAATTAGTAATCATAAAAAAATTATTGAGGATCACTATTTTAGTAGATGCATAAAATCGGGTTGCTTTCGTAGAGTCAATTTAAGAAGTAATAAAGAAATAAAAATGCATGATAATATTTCAACAAAATTATTATATCATGTAAAAGATTTTTTTCATATTTTACGAAAAAAAAATAAAACAATGAAAAAAAAAAGAATCTCTGGATCTTTTACCAGAAAAAGATAACAAGTTTGATATATATTTAATTACATATTTTGACTAGATTCATAAGCCATAATTATAAGTTGTTCTGTTTCGGACATCTTTTGAAATATAATACATTCATCTATTTTAATTTGAATAAATTTTTTTGCACTATTCATACACAATATCTGGGTTCCATTATCTGTAAACTTAATATTTACAACAATACCTCCATTCGTTAGATTGTTATTGCGTATCCATCTAATATGTTTCCCTTTATGTAATTCATATACCTCTTCAATAGGGTGATATCCTATCAATTTCTCACAAAACTCTTTTTTTTTATTTAAATCTATTTGTAAATTTTTAATTTTATTGAAAATATCTGCATTTATATCCTTCATTGTTTTATTTTCTAAATAGTCGTTTCTTTCATCATCTAATGATTCTATTAACTTCTCAATATCTAAATTAGAAGTTAATGTTGGATCTTTTAAAGCCTGTTCAAATATGTCTTTTATATCCATGGTAATTTATTTATATAGGAAATATAAAGTTTTCTTTTTGTCAATTTTCATAAAATAAAACAATATATAAACACCTTTTTATATTACAATAATGTATGTGTGACAATAACTCATTAATAAATAATAAATATAAATGTTTAAAACTTATAGGTAATGGAAAGTTTGGAAAAATATATTTAGGGGTGCATGAAAAGAAAAATACAATGGTTGCAATAAAATTTGAAAATAAAGAGACTTCGTATAATACTTTGAAAAATGAAGCCACAATAATAAAATATTTACACGATAATAAATGTACTTCAATCCCATTATTACATTGGTTTGGGAATTATGAAAATAATTTTGTTGTCATTATTCCAAAATATGACTGTTCATTATATGAATATACACTGCAAAGACAATTATCAAATAATACAATAAATGATATTATGTTAAAAATGTTATCTATTATTGAGGAAGTCCATAAATCTTTTATTGTACATAGAGATATCAAACCTCATCATTTTATGATAAAGAATGATAATCTGTATTTAATTGATTTCGGAATATCAACTTTTTATGTTGATGAAAATCATAAACTTAAGCCAAATATTAAAACTGAAAATTTAATAGGTAGTCCTAATTACGCAAGTTATTATATCCATGAAGGAAACACATACAGTAGGCGTGATGACATGATATCATTAGGATATATATACATTTTTTTACATTTTAAAAAATTGCCATGGGAATACATAAATATTGAAGACACTTCATTTAATAGTTATGATATTAAACATAAAACTAATATTGCTCGTAAAGAAATGAAACAATTAGATGCACTTCATACAAATATTCATCCTATAAACTCTTATATTACAACCTATTTTTCTTATTGTTACTATTTAGATTATCATGAAACACCTAATTACATAGATAATATTGCCTTATTTTATTATTAAATATAAACAATATAAACATTGTTTCTGTATTAGTGTATAGTGAGAAAAGATGAGTTCCACTGATGAAAGACTTACAGGACAAGTTAAATGGTTCAACAACCGTACCGGGTATGGTTTTATTACCTTGATTGATGGTGAACATAAGGGAAAGGATATCTTTACCCATTTTTCTGCTATTCAAGTTTCTGATAGCCAGTACAAGTTCTTGGTTCAGGGCGAATACGTAGAATTGGGATTGTCCAAGCCTGATAGCGGAACACACGAGTTCCAAGCTACAAATGTTACGGGAATCAAGGGTGGTAAGATTATGTGCGAAATGCGCACTCAGACTCGTACTGATGGTTCCAAGCCATCTAGAGATAACAGACGTCGTAAAGACAACAGTGCAGATCTAGAACAATCACAATCTGCAGAACTTTAAAAATAAATAATATGAATTTATATCCTATTATTTATTTATCAATATATAATTAACATCGTTGTTACTATACAATACCGTTTAAATTATAACTTTGACTGAAAATTTTTACTTTATAATTAAATTCTAATTCTTATATATAATGGAAAAAATAGTTTTTGCAATATTATCCTTTTTAATTACCATTCTTTTTTTAATAAGTGGAATTCAACACTTATTTAATCTTAAAAATAGTACTTTATATTTACAAAGTCATTTCCCTTTTTCTTATTTTCCGTTTTGGTTTAATTTTATTGTAGAAATTACTGCAACTTTTATTGAAATTCTAGCCCCGGTGTTTATAATATTAGGAATATTTTTAAATAAATTTAAACAATTTGCAAGAGTAGGTGCCTTATTATTGGCATTCTTTTTAATATGCAACATCATATTTATTCACAATCCCTTTTATGAAGGCGAATTCCAGAATTTTTTAAAACATCTATCATTTTTGGGAGGTGTATTGCTTATTGAAGAAAATTTAGTGATCAATTAACATAAAATTTCCTATATTACCTATAATGTGTAAACCCATATGAAAATATGTTGCAAGCCAGTATTGTTTTTTTTGATAGAAGTGACAACCCATTAAGTAACTTGATACACCTGCAGGAACAAGCAACATATAATTTTTATTATTTAATAAAAATGACTTATATAATTGGAAAAGTAATACAGAACGCACAGTTATTATATCAATCAATCTATTTTTATTTTGTGATGGATCTCTCCAATAATTAATTGATGTTAAAAATACAATACCCGTTGCTAATGCTAAATCATATTTCTCTTTTTTAATTGCATGAAATGTTGGATATATTGCAATCCATGAGGTTGCCCATAAAATATTATATTGTTGTTCTAAAATCATAATAATATAATACAATATATTTTATATTTATACAATTGGTTATTTATATGTATTATGGTATATTTAGTTTTTTTCCACTAATATATGTCTCGATAAATTTTTAATCACTTTATTATCTAAACGTATTTGCTCGTCACCAACTTCTCCTAATATATTACGCATCATATCAATACAAAAACTATATTTTGGATGATCTCCATTTAAACATTCAGGATGCTGTTTTCTCCATAATGGAAGCGCACCATAATTTTGCTTTGCTACAATTGATATCATATTATGTAATTTTGAATTATTTGGTGTATCTTTACTCCATTCATCATTGTCTTTAATGTACATAGTTTCTCTTTTTAAATCTGTACAATGCAATGGCCGTTTTGTCACATCTAAATCTTTTATTCTAGATAAAATCATATCGGTCATTCCAGTTACATATCCATTCTTACCAATATTTTCAATGTCTTTAAAATTTATATTCATCGTTTCTATAAATTCTGACATATTCATAGCATCTTTACAAGTAGTATTTAAAAAGAAATTTAAATTAAATTTTTGATTGTTATTTGTTGTATTGTTAATTGTTTTTCCATCTTTTACAGCTTCAATCAATTGCTTTTGTAAATTTTGGTTTTCTTTTTGTTGTTCTATTAACAAAGTTTTAAAATCCTGATTTTGTTTTATTAATTCAAGTATTGATGATGTCTCTTGCTGCATTCCAGTATTGCAATTATATTCATATTCTTCATAATGGTTTGCAAATTCTCCATCTAGTAAAAATTTACACATTTTTTTATGCGCACATAAACTAGATAAATGCTTGTATGCTTTGCCACATTCACATTCATAATTTTGTGCAGCGGAACTTTTTTTGTTAGGATTTGTTAGGATTTTATGTTTTGCAGTCAATAAATGACGCTGAAATTGACTATTTCTGCTCGTAGTATAGTTGCAAAATTTACAAAAAAAATTTTTGGAACTTTTGGAACTTTTCATGTTAGGATTTATTAGTATATAGTTCCTAACAGAAAAAGTTCCTAAATCATTTTTTTGAAAAATAAAAAAAATCTTTGCAGTCAGACTAAAATTATTTTTTTGGTATTTAAAGCATAATGCTTTAAATCAAAAAAACGTGTTTTTTTAACAAAGTTTTTCACTCAAAAAATAAAAAATGGACATTTATTTTTGTCCATTTTTTTTGATCGACCCAAAAAACTTTTTTAATTTTTTGTTGTTTTTTTGAAATTAGTATTTTACAGCATAATTTTTTATGTAATAATAATATAAAACTAATATAGGTATGGAATTATTTAGTTTGGAAGGTTTTTTAGATTTATTTAAAAGTTCTCCAACCGATAAATATACATTAGATGATTTCATTTCTAATTATAAAGTGGTTGTAGGAAACAAACAACACAATTTAAAAGATTATATGAAATCAAAATCAATAAGTCGAGAACATATACAACTTATTTTAGAAAACATAAAACAAAGAAATAAGTACTTGAAACGATTTTATAATATGTCACTGCGAGTTAATGCTAAGAATGAATATGTTCAAGGTAATATGGAGCCAATGTCAAGTGTATTTGATAATAATAAGGGTGTCATATTTAAGAACTATATTCGAAATTTACATTTTTGGGACATTTTACAAGAAACAAAATCAGGTTTCGAGAACATTCCTACATTTTTAAATGTTCTCTTTGATTTATATAAAAATAATAAAATAGATTATAAAATTTTAACACCTAGTGCATTGCATTATATTAAGAATGGACGAATGGGTAGTGTATTTTCTTCTTTTTATTTTAGAGCTTCCATATTAAATCCCTATTTAATTTACTCATTAAATGAGAATTTATTAAAAGGTACAAAGATTTTTACTCCTACATTAGGTTGGAGTTCATATGCCAAAGGATTTATAGAGTCTAAACAAGTGATAGAATATGTTGGTACAGATGTCATTCCACAAGTATGTAAGAAGACAGAACAACTATTGAAAACACATAATATTGAAAGTAAAATATTTTGTAAACCATCTGAAGATTTATTTAAGTCGAAATCATTTTTAAAACATTATAAAAATCATTTTGATGTTGTATTTTTTAGTCCTCCTTACTATAAATTAGAATTATACAATAGTGACAATCAAAGTACAACTCGATATAAGAATTACGATGATTGGTTAAAAAGTTACTGGGAAACTACAATTAAACTTTGCTTGCATGTATTAGAGAAAAACGGAAAGTTGTGTTATATACTATCCGGCTATGGATCTCAAAACACAACACAAAAATATGATTTAATAGAAGATATGAATAAAATTACCAAGAAGTATTTCGAATTTGACGAAATACGGCCTATGCAAAACAAAAATGTTCATTCGACAAAACATAGAGAAACAGGAGAGCAAATAATATTGTTTCATAAAATCTAACTAATTATTTACGCCAAGTACCCATGCAATAATGTCTTGCATATTTTCCAAATCTTTCGGCTCGAAAAGGATAAGTTTTTAAAAGTGCAACATCGGCTTTATTAGAGAAATCAATGTAACTTTGCGTTACTAAAATAGGTCCAGTAGTACAATATATTTCTACATCTAACATAGTATCACCGTTTGTACTTTTTGCTTTTATTATATCCTGTTGAGTCATCCTTTTATTCACTATATTATCAATTATTTTTTTAACAAAAGCATGCTTTGCAGGTGCGTAAAATGCATAATTTCCAATCAATGAATCAAACCCCTGATCCGTAATT